CCCCTAATTAATAGGGGAGCGCACTTAATTATAAAATTAAGCGTCCACATCAATAGGAACCTCAATTAACTCTTATAAGATTTGAGAAACTTAATAAGGGAATTATTGACTTGAATAAATCAACAATCACTTCATTAAATGAATAACAAAAAGTATAAACAAAATAAAAAGTCTAAAGACTTAATATTAAAATTTATAAAAAAGTTATCCAGAGTAATGAACTGGATCCTTCAAGGGTTTAAACTTGAAGGTACCGGCCCAATCTTGTTATACAAACCTCTTTTATCAAAACTCGAACGAGTATATATTACTCGTGGGGCAGATGGACTGGTTAACTATGTTAAAGCAGTCCGTACAAACCTTCTAAATTACCTGTCTGGTAATAAAGATAGAGTTTTGGGAATAGAGATGACCAAAGATGGTTTTCCAAGAATTCTGGTGCCATTGTTTAGTGAGTATAAAAAAGATATATTTCCAGTCGCAAGACTGCAGATTGTCTTAACTATACTCTACTCTACAAGGGCACTCAAACTGGGAAGAGAACCGGATATTAAACCGATAACTTCCGCAGGATTAGTCCTGCCGACTGGTATTGGTAAATATTCAAGATCTTTTTGGAAAGAAATTGGATACAAACCGAACACAAGAACGGTTCCGAAATCTCTATATTTTCAGGAGTATCATTTCACAACAAAGAGTGGTCCAAATGGACATGCTCTTTGAACTTCAATAACTGATTTATTTTCTTTACCAAAAGATTTGGTAGAAAGTATAAAAATTATTGGAGGTAAAAAGATATCTGAAAAGATAGATGCTTTATTTTCTGGAAAGCACATTATACCTCCTTATGAAGAGAATAAAAGTTTTCGTAAGATTACTTATTTCCCTGATAAAGAGTATAAAGTTAGAGTTGTTGCAATACTTGATTATTGGTCTCAGACCGTACTCAAGCCATTACATCAATTTTTAGCTCGTGCTTTAAAGAAAATAAAACAAGATCACACATTTAACCAGGGAGCCTTTAAGGAACAATTAAAAGATTGTAAAGTTTTCTATAGTATAGACCTCACGGCCGCTACTGATAGATTTCCTATAATTCTAATAGCTGAAGTACTTAAAGGTTTACTTCCTAATTATTTTGTTGACCATTGAAGAAACATTATGGTAGGTTACTCATTTGAATACAAAGAGATAAAGAAGTCTGAAATTTCAGATATTTCTTATACTGTTGGAAATCCAATGGGTGCTTACTCATCATGAGTTTCCTTTGCAATAAGTCATCACTATGTGATTTATTATTGTTGTAGGGAACTAAATCTAAAATGGGCCGATTCAAAATATTGTCTTTTAGGAGACGATATTGTGATAGGTGATAAAAGATTAGCGGAAGAATATCTAAAGGTAATCAAATCTCTTGGACTTGAGGTGAGTGAATTGAAAACTCACATATCTCCAGTACTTTATGAATTCGCCAAAAGGCTGGTTTATAAAGATCAAGAAATTACACCATTCCCTATATCTGCTTTAGCTGAGAGTGAAAGTAGAAGTTATATTCTAACTTCACTTCTCATCGAGACTGAAAATAAGGGATGATTGAGTACTGATGGAATCCCGTCAAATGTATCTCTCTACTATAACTTAGTTAAGAAGATGCCCAGAAAATTCTGTGCAAAACAACTTAATAATAGTTATGTTAGCGAACGCATGTTATATTGCATGCGTGGTACTATGACGGCTGGTCAAGTTTTAAATGACTTGATCAGGCATTATAAATACCAAATTCGAGAGTTAAGTGAAGAGCAATCCTTAGGGATACTCGAAAACTTAGCTGTCGAAGCTTTCGCTGATTCTAATCCTGAGAATGATAAATTTAAAGAAAAAGTTAGACCATCCATTGGATTGGGTGATCTAGCAATTAATTTAGTTTGTTTATTCACTGGACAGGAAGATGAGAAAGATCTTGATATCGGTCTTCAACTCATATATGCATATCCTCTATTAGGAGCTTACGCTCTTATTGAGGAAATGTTTATGAATATGAAGAAAGAGGCGATTAAAGCTGATTGTGGAAGTGTCAATTGACCTTTATTTCTAAAGACAATGGCATTACCATGAGATGATACTATCTTCGTGAGAAGACAGAGTCATCTTATAGCTCAATCGTCTGCTATCGTTGGTAAGAAACTGATCGAAAGATTTGATTTCTTTGTAACACCAACAGGCCGACGCATGCTAGGATAGCTTTGACAACTACCTATCATGTACGTTATAGGAATTTCTAGTTAATTAACTAGAAGGGGTCTATAACGCATTCCCTCTTAGAAAGAGG